CAGATGCGGCTGAAAGACAGGACGCTGCTTTCAAAACAGTTAAAACAGAAGTAGAAATTGTTGAAGCAGTTGTTGAAACAGAAGTTGTTGAAGTTAAAACAGAAGTAGAAATTGTTAAAATACCTGTACCTGCGGCAAAGCGTTCAAGGTCTAAGAAAACGACTAAAGTAGCGGGGGCGTGATTAAATGGGTAGATACATCGAGCCGTCAGATATATACGACGTTAGAATATATGGCCTGAGCAGCACTGTAGTAGATACGGAGATTGTATCTACCTTTCTTGAAGACTCAGAGTCGATAGTCGATAGTTTTATTAGTAAAAGGTACAGCATGCCTATAGTACCTACCTCATTAACAAATGTACCAGTCATTCTGGCTAAAATAACAAAAGATTTAACAGCGTATGAGCTGCTTAATTATTTATACAGTCAGCAGAATCAAAACGTCAATAATTGGGTAGTAGGTATGGGGGAGGCGGCTTACAATAAGTTAAAAATGTTAGCAGACGACACTATTAGAATAGTATATTCCGCTGGGACAGTGGCTTCTATGGACCTTAATATAAATATGGAATCAAATCTCGAAGGAATACCTCCAATCTTTAATATGGACAGTGACTACAACACTAAGGTGTCTAGTGGGTTGCTTGATATTATAGATACAGGTAGACAATCAGCGTCGTGAGTCTAATTCGTATCAGATATAAAGATGCAGGAGTGTTGGATAAGCTTAAAAGCACATTAAGAGCTATGACCGATAAACAAAAGCTTATGAGTGCTGTTGGTGTATCTGCGGAGGCAAGCATTAAACGTAACTTTGATAGGCAAGAAGACAGTAAAAAAATAAAATGGAAACCATCGATACGCGCGACTATGGAAAACGGACAGACCTTGGTAGATACAGGTAAGCTGCGCGCTATATCTTACAGTGTTGAATCTGATTATAAAGTATTAGTAGGTACTCCTGCAGATTACGGGATATATCACCAATACGGAAAAGGACAGATTCTACCAAAGAACGGAAGCCACCTAGTGTTTAATATAGGGAAAACAGGGCCTATCTTTGCTAAGTCAACTTCTGGATATCCAAAAAGAGAATGGCTATATATCAGCGAAGAAGGAAGAGGCAAACTCATAAACACATTAAATTATTTTTTCGAAGGAGCTAAGAAGAAATGACCCAGCAAATAGACTACAACAACATAACTAATAGAATAGTTGATATATTGAGTAGCCACAATACAGCTACGTCGAGCTATGATTTATCGCTTGGGTTAACTAGAAGAATACAGTATATAAATAGGGATGACCTCTTTATTAGACCAGAGTTTAAACCAAAATATCCACTTATCGCTGTTTCATTAGAATCGAAGAGAGAAGCAATTGTAGATTATAATGGCAATAGAAGGGGAAGAGAAATTGAGTTCATATTTAGAATTATTTGTGTTTCAGAAAAATTTACAAACAGCGAAGAAGAAGTGTGGACCGCTGTGCGGAATATAGATGCAATACTCAGAGAATATCCTACGTTAAGCAACTACGAAGAAGATATGAAAGTAGTAGCGACTTTTACAACAGGTGGAAGTTTCAGCATAGAATTTATGGGAGCTTCTTTTGGGAATTTCTTATTTAAAGCGCTTGTAGCCAATGAAGATGCTTTTACTAAAGCTGCCCGAACAAGTTTAACTGTGAAATGTTATTTAGATGATGCGGAGGTTGCATAATGTATATATGTGATTATAACGCCATTGTAGATACTTTTGTTACGGAGTTAACAACTGCCAACAGCGTAACTGCTCCTTATGATTTATCAGATGGAATGGGTAAGAGAGTTCAGCACGTCAGGCGAGTTGACCTCGATATACATCCCGAAATGCTTCCAGATTACCCCGTAGTAAATGTGCGCCTAATTGACAGGCGAGAGTATCCTGGTGCAAATACAGGGACTAATTATAATAGAACAGTATTCTTAGATATGAAAATAGAAGCGCTGTACCACAGTTTATCAGATGCTGAAGTTAATTTATGGAAGTTAGTAAGTAATATAGAAGCTATATTAAGGTATAATAGAGTGCTGTGGAAGTATAGAAGCGGCGGCTTCAAGGTAGAACATATACTACCTAAGAGTACAAATTTTGTTGCCAAGTTTAAAGGAGAATCATCCGTATTTCAGATGGCAGCTAATATTAATTTGGAAGTTAAAGGTTTGTTGAAAAGCATTTAAAAAGAAGAGGAGCTCGGAAAATGCAATTACTAAGTAAGTCAGAAATAGAATCCCAATCGAACCACGCCTATGAGAGGTGGCACGACCTATGGCATGTAAATGCTTCAAAGAATGCTGCCTTTGCAGAGAAAGCAGATGATATAGCAGGAATAGGTCAAAACAAGAAAGCTATCATATTCAGTTTCGGAACATCGTTGAAAGAGAATATCAGAGATATAAAGAGTAGCAAACTTCATTATGAGTGTGATGTTATCTGTATAGATAAAGCATTAAAGACATGTCTTGTAATGGGAATAATTCCCAAGTACTGTGTGATAAGTGATGCACAAGTCAGTTTTGAAGAATATGGGGATATAGCTCCTGAAGTTTGTGCTCGCATTACCTTACTCAGTGCTTCGACTGCTAATTATAAATGGGCAGAGCATTGGAATAAGAGTAAAGGTAAAGTATATTTTTACTTAAACAAAGACAGTATTAGGACGCATCGTATTTTTGGTAAATATTTTAAAGACAAAGCTACTTACTTAATTCCGGCTGGAAGCAACGTAGGAAATGCTGCTTACGCGTTGACTGCCTTAATCTTAGGATATAGAGCAATTTATTTAGCTGCTTATAATTATAGTTTTCCACTATTGGGGGATTATTATGGGGAGCAGAGCGAAGAGCCTATAGATTTTAATTTAAAAATTAAAAAGAAGAGTTTATACAACCACTACACTATGATTGATTTAGCGGGTAATATAGTGCAATGTAGCCACAACATGCAGTTCAGCGCTAAATGGTTACTAGGGTTTGTGGCTCAGATGCATAAAAAAGGAATAGATACTGTTAATATAACAGGGTCTGGAATCCTAAAGATACAGAAGCAAGCAAGAATAAGAAAGGAGGTAATGACAAATGGTTAAAGTACAGTTTATAAAGAAGTACGGGTTGGAAATACCAACATTAAAGAATCGCCCAATGGGTGTTACTTTTCCATTATTAAATTACAGTACTATGGTGCCTCTCCCTGAGGAGGAGCAAGTCATGGAAGTTACTGATAAGGAAGCCCACGATTTAGTAGGGCAGGGCCATTTTAAGGTGGTAAAAGAAAAGAAAGCAGCAAAGAAAGTAGAAAAAAAGGAGGTAGATGACAATGGCGAAGATAGGGTATAAGAGTCATATAGGTTATGCTGAGGAAACAACATTTGGAACAGCAGTTACACCTACAGGTTTTGTTGAGTATAATACAGAGGGTTTTAAAAAAGACATTACTGAGAAATTAGTTGATGCAATAAATGGGACGCAGCACTACAAAAAAAGAGTTACTCTTGACAGCAGCGCAGGAGGTTCATTAACTTTTCCACTTGTTCCAGGAACAGTACTTCGTTTTTTGAAGAACGCAATAGGAGATTCGTATTCTATGACCACTTTGACAGCAGGAGTATATCAGTATAAGTTTATCGCAGGGATTAATAGCTTTACTTCTATGACATTCAGAGCGTGTAGAGATACAAGTGATACAAGTACATCATTCAACTATACTGGAAGCGCTTTTAATTCAATTAAATTCAGCTGTGGTGTTAATGATATTCTTAAGTGTGATGTAGATATTCTTGCCAAAGATGAAGCAGCAGCGGCTACTATCGGAACAGCCAGCTACAGAACGTTGAATCCTTATACATTCGTCGGCGGCTCAGTCAAAATAGGAGATGCTAGCGCATCAGCAACAGCACCCGTAGTTGATTCTTGGTCATGTTCGCTTAGTAATAACTTTGTAGAATCAAGAGGAATTGGAAGTGCATCTTTACAGGGACTTACTCCCGGAATGCAAGATGTTACATACGATGTTAGTGCTCAGTTTGATGACACAACTCTATATAATAGATTCTTAAATGGAACAACAAGTTATGTATACGCCTTATTTGATAGTGGTGACACGATTGCAAGTACACACACACATTCAATTCAATTTGAATCGTTTAACTGTTATTTTAATGGAACTACCGCTAATGTTGGAGGGCCTTCAGAGTTAATCAAAGCATCCTACCCTATTAGAAGTATTTTTAGCGATGCCAGTACCACTACAATGTTGATTACAGTAGTTACCGACGCGAATACTATTGGTACTTATTAATTATGTTGATACTTATAGGTAGTTTATTAGTTGTACTGTTTTGCTTTTCAGTTTTTTTCGGAGGAAGCGCGGTACGTAGAGCCTTTTTTAAGTTGCGGAAACGTAAGATTAAAAAAAGAGATTTACAAATAAGAGACTACCTACAAGGTTTCAAAGAAGATGATAAACTGTCTATTATTGATGAAACTCCCCGCGAAGTGTTCGTAGGGGATAGATTCTATTTATTAAAACCGCTCAAATATAGACAGTACACAAGATTATGTATTTTATTTTCAAAGATGCTCCAGAAGCTATCCGAAAATGGAATGCAGTTCGACGACATGTCTTCTGCCATCGGAGACTCAATGGAGGTTCTAGAGGATGAGTATTTCAAAGCTATTGCGCTGATTCTATACTTTAGTAATCACTCCGCCGAGGAAACAGAGGTAAAGCAGTATGAAGGCACTCATAAGGAATACGAGTACCTTAGGAAACACGCCACCTTAGACCAAATAACGAGAGTATTAGAAGTAATACAGATTCAAAACGACATCGATAGAGCGTTAAAAGCATTCGGATTATTAGGGGGTAAAAAAAAAATAGCTCAGTCCAAAAAATAGAAGAGCATATGTTTTATACATGGCTTGATATATTTGGAAAAGAATACAGCTGGACACTGGCCGAGATAAGAGAAATGACAGTACTGCAGGTTAATTTGTACCTCCAGTTAATAGAAAATAGATATACTCGGGAACAAGAAGCAAATGACAAAATAACAAAGGGAGCAGGTAATTTAAGATGATATTAAATATTTTAGGGAGCATTTTCATAGGAGTAGGAATATTTGTTATCTGGTTTATACTCAGACTTAAGTATCTTATAAAAAGAACAGATAAAATTGTAAAAGAAAACTTTAAAGCCGAAGAACTGACTACTGCAGAGAAATATACAAAGCCGCTAATAGCGATAGCTGGAGAGCGCGTATATACGCTAAGGCCTTTGCGACATTGGCAAATAAGTAAGATGATGCAGCTTATACTTTTAAATAAAGATGCCGTTACGCTGGATGAGATGATAAAACAGGAGAGCTTCTACCCCGCCCTTACTTACCTTTTCCTAAGACCAGGTGAGGACATAGTAGTACTTATGGAGTATCTTAAAAAGACAATTACTTACAAACAGATACTCAGAATCTTACAAATAGTATTGCTGCAGAATGATATAGAAACATTCAAACAAATATATAAGGAATTAAACAGTGTCTGATATACAATACGGAATAGAAATATCAGCCGAAGATAAATATACCGCGACATTAGGTAAGGTAGTCGATGTTACTAACACATTTGATAAGACAGTTAATAACTTAAATAAGACGACCAAGAAATTAGATGAAGGTACTAAGAGTGTCAATAAGCTTTCGGGTGCGTTTAAGAAACTCGGTAAAGCAGGCATCATACCAGTAGTAGACGCGATAGGAGCCATGCGCCTAGCCATAGAGTTACTTAAAAAAGCAATAGCAGGTACAGTAGGCATCGCGGCTAAGTTTGAACAATGGAGTTTATCTTTCGAGGTCATGCTTGGCAGCGCCGAAAGAGCCAGAGACGCAGTTAAGGACCTAGTTGACTTTGCAGCTAAAACACCTTTCCAAATCCCAGGGATTATGGCATCTGCAAAACAGCTACTTGCTGTTGGATTTGAAGCAGACCAACTAATACCTACTTTGAAAGCAGTAGGTGATGTCGCCTCAGGTCTATCAGTCCCAGTTGAGCGATTAATTCTTAACTTAGGCCAGGTAAAAACACAAACATATTTAACCGGAAGGGAATTAAGGGATTTTAATATAGCAGGGGTACCTATGACGAAAGCTCTTGCGTCAGCTCTTAATAAAACCGAAGCTGAGATTAAGAAGATGGTTGAACGCGGTGAAATAGGCTTCGGGTCTGTAATGGAAGCATTTAAAGGCATGTCTGAAGAAGGCGGCCGTTTCTATAATATGATGGACCGTCAAAACAAAACCTTCCTTGGGCAATGGTCCGAGTTAAAAGATAACGTTTTAATTATAGGTGCTACTTTAGGAGATAATTTACTTTGGATTCTGAGTCCAGCTATGTCTATGTTAAATAAACTAATAGGTACTGCTCGAGCAGCCATGACTGAATTTAAACGAACCAAAGAAGATATTTTACCAGCTCTCAAGTCGAGAGCTTTGAGTAGAGGTTCTGGAGAAAGTGCCGATGATGCTTACGCACGTGCTATGTCGCAAACTGGAGGAACTGATTTATTAATGCTGAAGCAATTAGACATAACAGCTTCGGTAAGCGGAACAGGTGTAAAACCAGGGACAGCTCTTAGAATATGGGAAGCTGAGATAAAGAAAAGAGGCGGTGAAGCAGCAATCCTAGCCCAAGTCGCTGAGGATGAGGCTAAGAAGCAACAAGATGCGATGGAAAAAATGCTGAAGCTAGCTTCTGCTAAATCCGGAAGAGGTAAAGTAACTCCTATTGATATTATGCAGGAGAAGATGGCGGCATTAGCGGGTGAGGGCTCCGCCAGGGTATTAGCAGAGCAAGCATTGATAGTAGAGCTGCTAGGTGCTGAAAAGATGTCTCGGAAAGAATTATTAGATTTAAAAATAGTAGATGGGCTGACCGAGAAACAAGTCAGTGATTTAAAAGTTAAGTATCTCGGTAAAGAAAAAGGATATAGAGACGCTCGCATAAAAGAAATCAAAGATGATATGCGCGCCGAGCTAACGGAGGTAGGCGATAACGCAGATAAAAAAATTGCAATATACGATAAGTATATGGGGAACCTTGAGCTCTATGATGATGATAGGGCGGATATACTTAATCAGAAGCGTAAGTTAGAAATAAAAAGAGAAAAAGAGTTCTATGATATAATAGGCGACATAGCAGTAGATAGTCTCGAAGCATACATGGACGTAGTGCAAGGTAAAATAGATATAGATAAAGAAGCTAAGGAAATGCGTGAGGATATGGAGACAGACCTCGCCCGGGCGCGTGAAGATATTGACCGAGATTACGCCCAAGCAGAAGTTGGCACCCTAACCCAAAGAATATCAGCTAACAAAAGATATCAGGAAAGTATAGAAGCTTTGGAAATAAAAAAGCAAAGGATGATAGAAGATAACGATGCTAAAACAAGAAAGGCTAAGGAAGAGGACGCTGAGATAATGAAGAACCTGTACAAGAAGATGGCTACCGACTATCTATTGGCAGAAGCTGCTAAGTCGGCTGCATGGTTCGCAGGCCAAATAGCAAAGGCAATAGGCTCAAAGAATTATCTTGGAGCAGCAGTGCTTGGAGTACAGGCGGGTGTTTCAGCCGCTGCGTTTACTACCGGGATATCGACTATTCAGGGATTAGAGACAGGCGGAATCGTCGCAGGTGAAGGTATCTATAGAATGGGTGAAAAGAACAAGAAAGAGGCGGTTATCCCTCTTGAGAACGAAAGCTCAAAGGACCTACTGAGAGAGGCGCTCGGCAGCGGGATTGGTGGAGAGACTGTCATCCATAACACGATGGTAATTGAAGGCGACCAATTCGACTTAATGACGCAGAAGTTCGAAAATAATAAAGAGAAGCTAAGAAAGCAGGGAAGACTATGACACTAAATAATATGATGTTTTTTGATATTAATTACTTGGAGTATTACTCTAGTTATACAGGTACTTCGGTATTGTCTGCAACCGTTGGCAATGTTATTGATAACAGAGCGGTTCCTACTATGGATTTTTCGGCGACTGTCGGAGCTATGTATCTTACTACTACTGATTACTATACTTGCTCTAATTTCTTTATATGTGAGCATAACCTGAGCAACTTCAGCATAGTTTTAAACACAGGGACTACGTGGTATACAAGTACTACGTACACTAATAATACGCTGAGCACTACGTATAGTGCTTTATCTAGTACAGTAGATTGCTACGGTATGGGTGTCACTTTCGATGGCACCCAAGATAATGATGTAGCATATATCGGTGAGATGATAATGACAAAGGAGAAATTCACCCTTAATTATAATCCAAGCAAATATGTACCAGCTATGGTAGACCTTAGTAATTTTAAAAGACTGTACGGAGGTAGGTCAGTTTATTCAACTTCAGGTAATTACTTCACAGCAAAGATAGCTTGGGACCATTTAATTGGAGACGTCGACCCTGCGGTGAGTACTGATTTAAAGTTCGTAAGTGAACTTGCGCGCAGAAAGACGTCTTTTTTGTTCTGGCCCAATGCTAATGGGTCTGACGTCAATATGTATACTTGGTTACCGCAACATGTGTTTAAGTGTAAAATTACTACGCCTGAAACCGTGTATGAGTTCTCGAGTAGAAATTTAACTAATATTATAAAGGTACAGTATACAATCGAAGAGATGCAATAAATAGAGGAGGGGAAAAATGGCACATTTAGCACAGAATGGGCTTCCAGATATAGATAATCAATACCCCGATTTCGGAGCGAGCGGGACATTAGATAAAGCAACTTTTCTTTCATTAATGAAAGTAGAAGGAATTATACCCACCGCTATGGTTGAGCTGAAGAGACGTTACGTAGTTGCAGGAGTTAATACATACGATGCGGATTGGCAAGACATAACTGAGTATCTTACCTTAGACGGCATAGGTGATTTATCAGCCGGAGTAGATGACACAGAGTATCTAAGCGGAGTGGTCAGGTCAGATTATATAAGTCTTACTTTTGATAATAGTAGTAGAAAATTTAATAGAAGAGACAGCGCGCAATCGCTTTGGTACGATGCAGCTACGGAATATTATATAGATGAATCTAAAATAAAAATATCTTTCGGGTTTAAGTTAGACGGAAATACGTACTATAGAGAAGACCCTAACTTCACAGGCAAAATCATAGGGGATAATATGCGCTACAACGTGAACAGCAATGGCGCTGTTGTAGGAGTTAGGAGTTTCATAGAAGATTTAAAAGAAGTTCTTGTCAGTGAATACTTACCCAACTCTGTTGTAGCTGTGACTGATTACCTCAGTATTTCAAATACACTGATTAAAGCGTCCGGGCTAGACTGTAAATATAACGCCCCAAGATATAACCCCTACCTAGTAGACACCAACGCACAAACTAGTAACCTGTACGACATCATGGAGCAAGTAGCTAACGATACTGACAGCTTATTCGGTATGAGTAGAAATGGCAGTATATTTATGACTTATTTTGACAGTCCTTATGTAACAGATACTTCTTCATCTATATTAATACCAACCGCAGGAGCTATAAATTATTACAATTTCGATGAGAACACTACCACTTCGAACATAATCGACGCGATGGGAGCTACTGATATTAGCATAGCATATTCAGGAACAACTACTGTACCAAACACCCTCTGTAGCGGGCTGTCTTCAGACAATAGTAGAAAGTTCTATTCGGATAAAGATAACATTTTTGATATAGCTTTAACGACATCGCAGAAGAATTTTGAGATGGTATTTAAAATAAACAACATATCGGCGTTTCCGGCCTATTACTACAAAGAGCTGGGTTCTATCGGACTAGTTTTATCATTACCTGCTTCTGTTTATAATAGCCAGGCGACTGTAGAAATAACGTCTTCAACTATTCTTAGGCAAAATTTTGGGGCAGATACAGCTCTATTTAGTATGTATAATAAAACCACGGCAGGCGATAATCATTTTATAAATTTAACAAGAGACGGTTTTGGCTATTACGATTTAAACGGCATTATTGGAGCTGATCCCCCCTTCGGCTTTGGCGCCACCAGTGATATATTAACCAGCAGTGTGTACGATACAGAGTTCCCTTTATATTTGAGAACAGGATTAACCTATTATTTTGCGAGTGAATTTGATTCAGCAGAGAATAAAAGAAGATTCATATTAAATGGAAAATATGTTTCAGATTGGACTTATGTTTCGGATGAATATCCTGGTTCCGTCCTCAATAATGCTTTAGCTACAGCAGGCCTTAAATTATTTTCTACTTTCAATAATATAGATATAGAATTTGATACATTAAAAATATCAAGTCCAACCATCGGAGCTATCGCGGATTATAAAGATATAGCGTACCGGCTCAGCAATAATATAGAATATGAGCCCTACGGAACGCATAATTTTTATAATTACGGCAGCAACAATAATATCCTAGCTATAACAAGCTACGACGATGGCATATCCAAAGTCAGAAACAGAGTTACTTATAGTAATATTACCCTGACCGCCTACAGTTTATATAAATCGAGTTTCGCCTTCACATATCCAAGCGACACCACTATGTACAGTTATGTTGGGTTTTATAATGATAATACGATGTTAGACAATACTATACATGGATTCCGGAACGATACGGAGTTAGCTACATTATTTGATACACAGCCGTTCTTAACATATACGATAGACGCTACAGGCACCACTAGCTACATAGATGTGAGCGCACAATTAAACACAGAAGAGCTGTCAGGATACGCGCTGGGCTTCTTCAGCCTAAGACACACCACAGCTGCTACCTTGACTTTGTTCTCGTTAACATCGTTAGAAAAATATAAAGGATATTTCGGCACCCAAGATTTCGCTATACCTATACCCGCGCAAGTGATGCAGGAGACTGTACAGCACGTCAACTTCGAACTATCAACCAATACTCTAGTTTATAACTACTTGGTACGCGAGGATACTTCGTCGGCTTATGAGTATGGTAAAAAGACATACTCGCTTAATACGACACCATACCTCCAAGATGATATAGACTATATCTACGATATAGCGGACGCATTTCTCGAAGAAAAAGCCCAACCTAAGGAGCGCATATCTATAAAAACAGAATTTCTAGAAGGAGATTTAGAATTATTTGATAAGGTAACTATCAATTGGCGTCCTGATTCGGATAATCCAGCAGTATATGAAGGAACAGACTACGACAGTGACGACGTAGGCAGCAGTATAGGTAATATAGACTGGGATTCTAAAGATTTCTGGGTAATAGCATATAGGCATTCCTGGAGAGACCAGAGTACGCAGTATACGTTAAGAGAAGTATAGAGGAGGTATAGTAAAATGGCATGGTACGATTTAAGAGATGATACTTTTATAAGAAAAAATAAAATAATGGCGAACTTCGAGGCTATGGTAGAGGGTACGCAGCCCTTCACAGGACCTGTGTATCATACGCTTATTAGCGGAACTCCAACACCAGCGGCTAATCTAGTAGTCCTACCTATTGCAGATATGACTATTGGTGAAATTTATCAAGTAAATGTCGTGTCTAGCGCCGGTGCAACATGGCATGTTTTTGGGTTTGCGTATTTAAGAACAGCGGGTGATGTTGAGACGTATACAACAGTTAGTGGGGGCTCTTGGACCATAGTAGCGTCAAGCGCTGTAGGAATAGAAATTGCCAGCGCTTCTGTTTCTCACCCAGCGCTTGGTTCAATACTGAGAATACGTTAACGAAAGGAGCATTAGTAGAAAATGACATGGCATGAATTAAGAAACGATACTTTTATAGGTAAGAATAAGATAATGGAGAACTTCGAGGCTTTACTTGACGGTACAGCATCGTGGACAAACTTGACATTGTCGGGTTTTTTAAACCTCGGAGGAAATTCTGCTACTGAGATATCGACCGACGGTACATTAGCGGGGGATTCAGATGCTGCTTTACCAACTGAAAAAGCAGTAAAAACATACATAGACGCTATAGGTAGTGGTTCAATAGATGATATATTCTATGAAAACGCGCAGACCACACCCGGAAGCAGTTATACATATACTGTAGCTGCTACGCGAAACGCAATGACAGCAGGGCCATTCACGATAGCAACAGGTGATACAATAACAGTAGCTGTTGGCGCTACATGGGTAATAGTATAGGAGGAATGAATAATGGTTAAAATTGCAGGAAGTTCAAAAATTATGGTAGGTATAGAACAAACAGTATTAGATGACCCATCAACTTTTACATGCACTATTAACACGTGGACTGATGTTCCGGGATTTAGCGTAGCGTTAACTCCTCAAGATTCAACAAATAAAGTATTAATAACATGGGTTTTATGGATGCACACATCAACTTCTGCTTCAGTAGCATTTAGACTTGTAAGAGGGAGTACAACTGTTGGGGTAGGGATTCCAACTGGTAGCAGGATTGGCTTTTCTACTAGAGCAAACACAACTGGTGATGCGAATGTATCAGTAAGTAACTCGTTTGAATTTTTAGATGCTCCAGCAACAAGTTCATCAGTAACATATAAAGTCCAATATATAAGTCAAGCTACAAACATATATTTAAATAGAACCCAAAATTATACTGATAGTATTGCTATTTATAATGGTGTACCTATATCAACACTTACGGCAAAAGAAATAACTGGATATTAAAGGAGAAATAATGAGTCAATTAAATGTAAACACTTTAAATAATGCAGCCGATAGCGGTAGTGATATATCTGTTTCTAACTTGGGGTCTTCGCAATGCAGAGCCTGGGCCAGTTTTACAATAACGGCAGGAACCCCTGCTATTGATGATGAGTTTAACGTATCAAGTATTACAGACGATGGTAATGGATTATATACAGTAAATTTTACAAGTAACATGAACGATGCAGATTATTGTGTTGTAGGTACTTCAAAACCCACTAGTTCATACTTAAATAATATAATGCTTAGATGGAACGTAGCACAGACTACATCAGCATTTGCATTGTTTGCAGGTAGTTACAATACCATTCCTGCTGATTGCCTTGAAGCACACGTAGCAGTATTTGGAAGTTAAAAAGGAGGAAAAAATGCAAAGAGTAATATTTGAAAATGATGAAGGTGGGGTAAGTGTATTAATACCATCACCTAACTGTAAGTTAAGTATAGAAGAAATAGCAAAGAAA